TCGATGGTGGCGGTGTCGGCGGCGGTGGTGGTTTGGTTGCCCATACCACCTACTGTACACCACAAACTAAATGTGTACAACTCGGCACCCGGTGGTGCCACCGTTACCCCCATGCCCGAACCCGCCGCCACCCTCTGCGGGCTCACCGCGATCACCCACCGACGCAACACCCTCAAACCGCAGTCGCCGGCCGCGCTCGCGCAACTCCTCGACCCACGGTTCCGGGTAACCCCGACCATCAAACTGCTGGACCGGGTGGCGGTCCGGTCGATCACCGAACCGAACCAACGCGACATCGTGAACACACCGCCCAGAACCGGGAAGTCGCAGTTGTTGGCGGTGTGGACGATCGTGTGGGCGCTCATGCGGAACCCGGACTTTCAGGTCATCATGACCGCCCACACCGACGACCTCGCCCAGGAGTTTTCACGGAAGGCCCGGCAGATCATCCGGGAGCATTCCGACTACCTCGGGTATCGGATCGCGGTCGATAAGACGGCGTCGGGGCGGTGGACGGTGGAGTCCCGCCACGAGCAGCCCGACGGGACGGTGCGGTGGGCGAAGCGGCAGGGCGGGGTCCTGGCGACGGGTATTCAGTCCGGGATTGTCGGGATGGGCGCAGACGCGGTGCTCATAGATGATCCCCTGAAGTCGATGGAGGAGGCCGACTCGGTGGCGCACCGCCGCCGGGTGATGTCGGCGTACACGTCGGTGATCGCGCCGCGGCTACATCCGGGGGGGAGCCTGCTGCTGGTCATGACGCGCTGGCATGACCTGGACTTGGCGGGTGCCCTGTTGGCGGCGGAGCCGGCGCGGTGGCGGCACACGAACATCCCGGCGGTTGCTGATGGTGTGACCGAGGATGCGTTGGGCCGGCCGGTGGGGCAGGTGATGGTGTCGGCGTTGGGCTACACGCCGGAGGATTACGCGCAGATGCGGGCGTCGTTGGGGGTGCGGGTGTGGTCGGCGCAGTACCAGGGCAACCCGACCCCGTTGGCCGGTGGTTTGGTGCAGCGTGAGTGGCTGGATGCGTGGCGGTTGCCGATCGCCCCACCGAACCCGGTCCGCACGATTGTCAGTGTGGATCCGTCGGATTCGGGGTCGGGGGATGCGTGCGGGATTGTCGCGACGTCGTTGACCGCGGATGGGGTGGTGGCGGTGGTGGCGGATGTGTCGGCGCCGATGACGTCGGATCAGTGGGCGCGGGCCGCCGTCGGGTTGGCGGATGGGGTGGGGGCGTCGGAGATCGTGGTGGAAGGGTTCGCGGCCCGGGAAACCTATATGCGGGTTGTTCGGGAGGCGTTGGGCAGGGCGAACCTCGGCAGGGCGGTGCGGGTGTCGGCGTGGCCGCCGAAGGGCCGAACCCGGGTCGGTGATGCGGTGGCTAGGTCGTCGTCGCTGATCCAGGATTTGGAGGTGGGCAGGTGCCGTGTGGCGGGGCAGTTGCCGGGGTTGGAGGACGCGATGGTGGGCTGGCAGTCGGGGCAGCACCAACCCGACAGCATGGCCGCCTTGGTGATCGGTCATGACACGTTGGTGTCGACGGTGTCGGCGGGGATGGGTTTGTCGGGTGTTCCGGGTGACGTATCGGCGGCGGGGGTGACGTCGATTGATTGGCTGCGGCGTCCCCGCGCTGCTGGCTGATGTTCCCGGGTTTGTCAACACCGGCGCCTAGGGTGCGGGTTGTGCCGGATTGCGCGGGTTGGCGGTAGCACCGTGGACTCTGTTTCTGGGTTGCGTCGGTGGCGCCCGGATGAGCAGATGGTCGCGGCGGTGTTGTCGGCGCCGCGGGCGTGGCGGCGGATGACGGAGTTGCCGACGGTTGACCGGTCGTGGCTCGTCGCCGGGTTGACGTTGGCGGGGATGACGGCGCACGAGACGATGGAACGCCTGGACTGTTCGTTGCGGCTGGTGCGTTCGACGCGGGCGGAGGCGGGGACGCAGATCGCGATGTGGGCGCAGGACCGGATCGGCGCCCTGTGCCAGGAGTTGCAGGCGGAGTGGGCGGCGCACCAGGCGTGCCGGCTTGAGTTGCGGCGGGCGCGGGACGAGATTGCCCGTCTGCGCCGCCAGTTGGATCACGTGGTGGCGAAACTGCCTGCGAAGGAAGAGGTCCGGAAGTGTGCGCGTGGTCACGCGGTTGTCGGGGAGAATGTTTACCGTTCCGGTGGCCGCGAGTTGTGCCGAACGTGTAACCGGGAGAACGTGATCCGGCACCGCAACCGGAAACGCGCTGAACTGCAATGTAATTTTGTTGGTGTGTCGTCGTCGGGGTAGCGGGGGGCACTTCAGTGGGCCGGGTTGGCGCAGTCGCGAGTTGTGGGGTGACCGCCGTGATCGACGGGCGTCGAGTCGAATACGAGGGCCGTCGATGAGTGACGACCTCCGTGAACGCATCGCCGCCGCGTTGGAGTCGGCAGACCGGGTCGGCTACGGCACCCGCCCGTACGCCGAACTGGCCGACGCGGTGATCCGCGAACTGCCGGAACTGCAAGCTAAGTGCGGCTCGAAGAACTGGGCTGAAAAACCGATTCCCACTCACTGCCAATGCGGTGAGCCGGTAGTCGATTGGGGCGCCTGCGCCAAACACCTAGAGGAAGGACTGGCCGACGATGAGTGACGGCCTAGGAGGGGCGCAGTGATCGACGTGACCAAAATCCGCTGGGAGGACAACTGTTGGTGCGGGAAGTCACTTGATGAAGAAGATCAGCCGACGAACGCATCGGCCCCGAAGTCCGACGATGAGTGACCGCTATGTGCAAGTAGCCGATTCCGACGTGTTCATGTGCCGCGACTGCCCAGTGGGGAACCGCCACTTACTGATCCATCAGACCGAAACCCACGACCGCTGGCACGACCGACAAGCCATACGGGACGAGGCTGCACAGCGTGGCCGTTGGTATGGAGCGAACTATGGCATCTGATGATCTCCGCACCCGCATCGCCGAGGTGCTGCCATCCATCTTTGACCGGATTGCGGACGGCGATTTCGTTGAGTGGGACGACATGGCCGACGCGGTGATCCGCGAACTGGGGCTTCGGCTGGAGCAATGCCCATGCAGCCAGCGTGGCCCGAATTGCGCGACCCGCTACGTCACCGACTGGCGGCCCGCGGACTGTTCCTCGGGGCCGCTTTCCTGCACACCCGACACCTACCGTAAACCGGTATGAACCTCGGATATCAGGTCGTTGTCGCGCTCGTGTACACCCTTGCTGTTGCCCGGGTGGTGCGGCTGGTCAACGATGACGTGATTTTCGACCCGGTCCGCCTGTGGGTGGCGGGGCGGGCGTCGGCGGCCGGGCGGATCGCCGATCAGGGTGACGGCATCACCGGACTGTCCGATCAGGCGCGGGTGTGGCGTGCCCGGCAGCGCCGCTGGAACACCGCCGTCTACTGGTTGGGGTGCCCGTGGTGCGTCAGCATCTGGGTGGCCGCGTTCACGGTGTGGGTGCCGTTCTGGTTTCACCACAACCCGGTCGCCCAGTACGTCGGGGCGGTGCTGGCGGTGTCCCATCTGGTCGGTGTGGGGTCGCGGTTCGCGTCGGATGAGGACCTGGAAATCGTGTCGGCGGACAGCATCGACGCTGACCAGTAGCACCCCGTAAACCTATGGTCCAACGTGTGCCTGAGTCGTCGTCGCTGCGGGTGGTTCGTCGCCGCCGTGGCGCGGCGCCGCCGCCGGTGGCGCGTGCGTCGCTGACGGCGGCGGTAGAGCCGATCACCGACCCCGCCGCCACCCTGAAGAAGAAAACCAGCGCCGGCGCGTTCGGGCGGAAGTCGTGGCAGGACGAGGCGTGGCACTTCTACCGCACCGTCGGGGAGTTCGCCTACTACGTGTTGTGGCGGGCCGGGTCGTGCTCCAGGGCCCAGCTGGTCGCGTCGGCGATCGACCCGCTCACCGGGCAGCCATCCCAGTCGATCGACCCTGATGATGCTGACGGGCAGCGGTTCGCCGAAATCGTGCGGGGGATCGCCGGGGGGCCGCAAGGGCAGACCGCGCTGATCCGCCGTGTCGTCGAGGTGTTGTCGGTGGCCGGTGAGGTGTGGGTGGCGATCCTGGTCACGGACACCGGGGAGGTGTGGCAGCCCGTCACCGGCAAGGAGCTGGTCGCCAAGCCCGGCGGCGGGGTGACCATCAAGCTGGCCGGCGGTGACCACGACTTCAACCCGGCCGCCGGTGACGGCCTGATCCGAATCTGGCAGCCCGACCCCGAAGAGGCATCGAAGCCGTTCGCCCCCGTCGTCGCCTGCCTGGGGTCGCTGCGCGAAATTGAGGCCACCACCGCGACGATCGCCACCGCGTCCCGCTCCCGGCTCATCGGCAACGGCATCCTGTTCATCCCGCAGGAATGCTCCCTGCCCCGTGCGGCGCCGTCCGCGGCCACCGGAGCCGACGAGTTGACGGCGGTCCCGGTGGAGCAGCAACTCCAAGACCTCATCGTGAAAGTCGCGACCGCCGCCGAAACCGACCCGTCGTCGATGGCGTCGGTCGTGCCGCTGGTCGCCGCCGCCCCCGGCGAGTGGATCGACAAGATCAAACACCTGAGGATCGACAACTCCGTCACCGAGTCGGCGATCGCGGGCCGGGAAGCGGCGATGCGCCGCCTCGCGATCGGGCTGGACGTGTCCCCGGAACGGATCACCGGAATGGGGCAGGCCAACCACTGGTGCGTCGACACCGAAACCGAAATCCTGACGCAACGCGGGTGGCTCGCCTACGACCAGCTCGGCGTCGGTGACAAGGCGCTCGGCATTGACCCCGACACCGGGTTGAGCACCTGGACCCCAGTAACCGACGTGTACCGAGCGGACGTCGTTGACGAGCCCATGCTGTCGATGCAGACTCGGACGCACTCGTCGCTAACGACGATGAATCACCGCTGGCTGGTGGCGAACCGGTGGACAGACAAGCTGCGGTTCAAGACCTCCGCACACCTGCGATCCGAGGACATGATCCCGACCGCGGCACCGCACCGCGACACGCCGGACACCGCCAAGTTCAGCGACGAGTTCGTGGAGCTGATGGCGTGGTACTGGACCGAAGGCAGCAACGGATCAAGCGTGTCGATTGCCCAGTCGCATACCCGTAACCCGGATCGGGTGGCACGTATTCGTAACTGCCTCACCCGAATGATTGGTCCGGCCAGCACGACAAGAATGTCCAGCGCGACGCCGCAATGGCGAGAAGCGGTCCAGCTCAACCGTTCCAGCTTCGGCGGCCCGATAACCGTGTTCCGGCTCAATGGCCCGGCCAGTGCGGAACTGCGGAGCTGGGCACCCGACAAGATCGTTGATCTTGAGTTCGTTCGTCACCTGACCAGGGCGCAACTGGAACTGTTCATCGACGTGTCGGCACAAGGCGACGGGCAGCACTACCGCAGTGGGTTCCTTGACTTGTGGCAGCGCGACGGCTCCGCGCTTGACGCCTACGAGTTGGCGCTGATCCTGTCCGGCCGGATGGTGCAACGTCAGCAGGTCGACGGCGGGCACCGCGTTGGCGTGTGGAAGCGGAAAGCGGTCAACCCGCATAAGGCGGCGATGAACAGGAACGCCGCCGCTTCCGTCGGCGTGCAGCCGTACACGGGAGTCGTGTGGTGCCCAGTGACGGGGACCGGAACGTGGTTCGCTCGCCGGAACGGCAAGTCGTTTTTCACAGGTAACTCTGCGTGGTCTATCACCGATCAGGACGTGCAGATGCACATCACCCCCGCGATGAGCCTGGTCGTCCAGGCCATCTACGACGGGGTCCTGCGGACCGTCCTCACCGATGAGGGGATCGACCCGAACCGCTACACCCTGTGGTTCGACACCTCCGGGTTGACCGCCGACCCGGACAAAACCGATGAGGCGAAAGCGGCGTTCGCCGCCGGAACCATCACCTCCGAAGCCTACGTGCGGCTCCTCGGCCTGGCCGACGGCGACCTGTACGACTTCGCCAGCGCCGACGGGTGGCGGGTGTGGGCGCAGGACCGGGTATCGGAGGACCCGACGCGGCTGCCGATGCTGGCGCCGCTGCTCGCCCCTTTGCAGGGCATCGACTTCCCGGCCCCGGCCGCGCTACCCGCGGCGCCGGCGGACACAACCCCGCCGGACGGGGGTTCCGGGGCGCAGCAGCAGCAGGAACCGGGCACCGAGAACACCAGTAGCGCGGCGTCGGTCGTCGCGTCGGCCGGGATCGACGGCGCCGAGGGCCTGGCCGTCGAGTTCGCCCTGGCGCGGGCCCTCGAGCTGGCCGGGAAACGCAGAGTCAACACCGGCGACACAGTGCAGCGTGCACGGCTACGCGGCATCGCCCCCGCCGAATACCACGCGGTGATGGGCCCAGTCCCCGACGCCGACGTGGCCCGCCTCATCCGCGACTGGGACAGCATCATCAACGACGGCTCCCTCATCGCTGCGGGCGTGTCGCCGGGGGTGGTCCGCGCCCGCGTCGAGGTGCTGGCCCGCCGGGCGCTGACCGCCCCACTGCTCGAGGGGCAGGTGATCTAGGTGTGGCCGTTGCGGGATGAAGCTCTGACCCACACCATCCGGGCCGAGGAAGCGTTGGACCGTCTGTGGTCGGAGGCGTTGCGCAGGTGGCTGCCCGCGGTGCGGGCCGCAGTCCTGCCGTCGCTGACCGCCGACGCCGCCGGTGTGCCGCCGCCCGACCCCGGGGCGGTGGAGCAGACCTCCGGGGCGTGGCAGGCAGCGGCGACCGCGGTCATCACGGTCGGGTTGTCGGCGGTGTGGGCCGTGTCCTACACCCAGGCCGCCGAAGCGCTCGGCACCGAACTACCCGAACCCGACACCGCCACCGACCCCCCGCTGGTCGACGCGGCGGTCCTGCGGATCGTCGCCGACGCCACCGACTACACCCGCGGCGAAGTCCTCGCCCGAATCCGGATCGTGAACTCGACGCCCGCGCTCGCCCAGAACGCCCAAGAGTTCGCGACAGCCACCGCCGGCGACGCCATCCAAACCACCCCGGCCCGGGTCGCCGAACAACTCGCCGCCCGCATCACCGAACTGTCCGTCGAACCCGACACCCGCCCGAACACGTTGCGGGCCGACATCGAAGACGACCTACACCCCAACTCAAACCTGATGCGCGCCTACACGATGGCCCAATCACGGCAAGCCGCCGCCGCACAAAACAGTGCAACCCTGGCCGCCGCCGCGGGCAGCAGCGAACCGCTGGAGAAGACGTGGATTTGTGTTCACCCCGACACGGTGGTGCGATCGGATGAGGCGCTGGCCGTGGCGCGGCGCTGGCACTCAGGTCTCATGGTCACCGTTCGGACGTCCGGTGATCCCGGTTCCCTCACCGTTACACCTGAGCACAAGGTACTGACCGGCAATCGCGGATGGGTTCGCGCAGATGACCTGCGCGAGGGAGACAACCTGATCGAGGTCGACTGGGGTCATGCCGTCGGGAGCCCAGACGTAGAGGATGAACCAGCCAGCATCAGCCAGATAGCCGATCCGTTCTTCGACGCGGCCGCGGCGCACCAGGTGCGGCCCGTGGGGGGCGGTGTGGACTTCGATGTCGAGCACCCCGTTGCAGGCGATGTCCAGGTTGTACGGGCCGACCGCGTGCTGCGAGATCGCTTCAACGCCGGCGGCGGCGCATCGAGCAACGATATCGAGTTCATGCTTCCCGACCTGGCTCGTGATGCCCTGTTTGGTGAGCGCTCGGCGCCTACGGGTTTCCTCGGAAATACGCTTTCCGGTGAGGGCGGCGCTGGCCTTGTCGTATCGGATTCTTTTGGCGGTGGGGTCCTCGCGGGATGCGCGCAGCACACCGGCCTCGGACTGGCTGCGGGGGCGGACACCCTTCTCATCGCGAAGGATGCGGGCGGCGGTCTGCGGGGCGCAGCCGACCCGGGATGCGATGTCGCGCATGGCCATTCCGGACAGGTAAAGCTCGTGCAGGTCGTTGGCATTGATGTCGGTGCGTTTAGCGGGCATGTGTATGACCTGCAAACGTTGGGATATTGGTTTACAGCAAACAAGGTGGCCGTGCATAACTGCACGATCGACGGGAAAACACGGCCTAGCCACTTCGCTGCGGATGGTCAGCGGGTGCCGCTTGGCGGGAAGTTCACGATCGGTGGGGCGCAGCTGGACTATCCGGGGGATCAGTCCGGGCCGCCGGAGGAGTGGAAGAACTGCAGGTGCCGTATCGGTGTGTTGGCGCCGGGTGAGGCGATTCCGGATGAGGTGGATCGGCATACGGAGCGGTTGGACGGCCGCGACAGTGTGGCGATCAATCGGAACGGCCGCACCCAGCGGGAGGAAATTGATCGGCGTGCGGATGCGGGGAATGTTCGTGCCCGTGACGCGAAGGACGGTGTTGGTCGGGTGGCTGCTGCTACCCCGGGACAGGAGACAGAGATGAAGTTCGCAGCGCAGGCGGTGACGGCGGCCGGGGACACCGGTGGCGGGGAGTTGTTTCGGACGTTCACCGATCAGACGGTGGCGTTCATCGGGACACCGACCTCGGACGGCCGGGTCCTCGCGTCGGGGATCGAGTTGTCGTTCCGGAGCTTCCCTCTGCCGCTGATGTGGTGCAAGCAGTCCACGGGCGGGCATTCCGATTCGTTCACCGTCGGGGTCATTGAGGACGCCCGGGTGGACGGTGACCGTGTGGTCGCGTCCGGGTATCTGCTGAACACCGAGGAGGCGGGTGAGGCGGCTGACCAGCTGGCCCACAAGGTGACCTCCCCGTCGGTGGATTTGGCGGCGGCGGAGTGGACGTACGCCGATGAGAACGGGGCCGAGTTGGATGGTGAGCAGGCGTGGGATCGGGAGATGGACGGTCTGCCGGTGTTCATGTCGTTCACGGCGGCGGAGCTGATCGGGACGACGTTGGTGGCGACGGCGGCGTTCGGCGACACGGGGATCACGTTGAACGCGGAGCGGGAGTCCCGCGACGTTGCGCTGGTGGCCAGCGCGGCGGAGGAGTTCCGGCCGAAGACCTACGACCACCGCCTGTTTGAGGATCCGGGGTTGTCGGGTCCGACGGCGCCGACGATGGGCGCTGATGGCCGTATCTTCGGGCATCTGGCGGTGTTCGGTGAGTGCCACCGGTCGATTCAGACGGAGTGCGTGATGGTGCCCCGCAGCCCGTCGGGGTACGGCCAGTTCCACACCTCGCCGGGTCTGCTGCTCGATGACGGTTCCCGGCTGCCGGTGGGCCGGCTGACGGTGGGGACTGGCCACGCGGATGCGCGGGCGGCGGGCAGGGTGGCGGCGGCGCATTACGACAACACCGGGGCGTGTTTCGCGTTGGTGCGTGTTGGTGAGGACGCGCACGGAGTCTGGTTTTCCGGGGTCGCGGCGCCGTGGGCGACGGCCGAGCAGATCGAGCAGGGCGTCAGCGCGCCGCTGTCGGGGGATTGGCGGGACTTCGGCCAAGGACTGGACCTCGTCGCGGCGCTGGCGGTGAACACGCCCGGGTTCGCGGCCCGCGGCAGCTCCGATGAGTACGGCAGGCCGGTGGCGTTGGTGGCGTCGATGGGCGTTCCGCCGTCGCGGCGACGGTCGGGCGGCGCGGTGGTGTCGCGGGAGGACATCAAGGCGGCGGTCCGTGAGGCGTTGGCGGAGGCCGCGATGCTGGCCGCCGCTGAACCGTCACCGCCGGATGATTCGGGGCTGTCGCCGTCGGAGCGTGTCGCCGAACTGTTGGGTCGTGCCTGATGTGCGGGTGTAGCGGCCGGACCGCCGGTAGCCGGGCGGGCGGCGGGATCGTTGAGGGGTTCCAGTACACCGCCCCCGCGCGGGACGGGCAGCCCCCGAAAACGTATCCGGCGCTGTTCCTGTCCTACGCCGAAGCGAGGTCCGAGCAGGTCCGTAACGGGGGCGGAACGATCCGCACCGTCACCCGTAAACCCTGAGTTTGCACCGCCTGTTTCTACCGTTCGTCACTGAGAGAGTTCCCGCCCAGTGGCTACGTGCCGGGGAGCGATCGCAACGCAAGTGCCCTGTTGCTGTCCCTACCCTGTCAAGGAGAAACGACCGTGAAGTTCCAACTTCCCGAAACCCTGCCCGTCACCAGTGCTGAGCTGAGCCGGCTGGCCGACGACGCTAAAGCGGAGATCGCCGTCTACAACGCCCGCAAGGCCGCTGGCGACGAGTTCACCCCCGCCGACGTCGACCGCCTCGAATACCTGGTCAACGCTGTCGACACCATCGCCGGGGCTCAGGCCGCCGCGGTGGAAACCGAAACCGCTGAGGCCGATCGGATGGCCGGTCTGCTCGACCGCGCCGCCGCCACCACCCAGCCCGCCGAAACCGACGCACCCGCAGACACCGACGTGGCCACCGAGGTCACCGAAGAGGCTGCCGCCGAGGTCGTCGAACCAACCTGCACGAACGTCGACGGATCATGCGGGAACGTCGTCCACGCGGTGCCGTTGTTCGCGCTGTACTGAATCACGTAATCCTTGATGGCACTGCCACCGTTATCCGGGATGCCCCAGGTCAGGTCCGCCTTGGCCGGCCCCGACTTGCCGACCAGCGTCGTCGGTGCCGCCGCCGGCTTCATCACCGTGATCGGAGACGGCACCACAGCAGCC